CCTCAGCCCCGAGGTTCACGTACCCCGGCAGCGGGGCGGTGCCGACGGACCGTATGTGGAGGCGGAGGACCCTGGCGCCGGGTGACGTCGGCTCGATGAACCGGCGCTTGCCCTGCGGGTCGGGGCGCTGGCTCCGCCCGCCCGCGTGCTTGTGGTACGTGGCGAGGACCCTGGGGACGTACCGCGCGCGGGCCAAGGGCGCGACGCGCGTCCATAGGTCCCAGTCCTCGAGCAAGGCTTCCGGATTGAACAACCCGGCCGCGAGGAGCACCGACCGGCGAACCAGCGGCGCGTGGACCGGGATGAAGTTGCCGACGATGAGCTGGTCGAACAGGTACCCCTCCAAGCGGCGCTTGGCATAGCCATACATGACGGACGCGTTGACCAAGCGCGGAAACCCTGGACGAGGCGCCGGGCCCCTGGCCGGAACCCTGCGGAACACGTGTGCCTCCAGCACGTCGAGCCTCTCCATCACCGTTCGCAAGTCGGAGTTAGGTTCGTGGTCACCGGGGAACGGGCGCGTGACGAGCTGCGTGTCGCAATACGCCCACCCCGCGCCGCAGTCAGCGTCGAGCAGGGCGACCTGCTGCGCCACCTTGATCGACTCGATCGTGTCGTCGGCGTCGAGGAACGTCACGAACTCCCCAGAGGACGCCTCCACGCCTGCGTTACGAGCCTCGGCGACGCCGAGATTCTCACGGCCGCCCAGTGTCTTCACCCGCCCGACGTATCGCTTGAGCACCGCGGCGGTGTCGTCCGTGGACCCGTCGTCCACGACGACGACCTCGACCGGGACCGTCTGGGCGAGCGCGCTCTCGATGGCGCGCGAGAGCACTCGCCCGTGGTTGTATGTGGGGATGACGACGCTAGTCCGCATAATCGTCGCCAATTATCCGCACTCGTCTGCCCAACAGGGGCAAGACCTCGCGCAGACCTCTGGAGAACATGTGCACTTCCTCGCCGATCGGAAAGTTCGCCACCAGTCGCGCAGCCAGCGCCGCATAAGTTTAGCTCTTCACGAACGCGAGGAGCACATTGGCGGCGGCATAGCAGAGGGCGATACCGCCGGAGAGCGGCGCGCCGTGCCAGAACGACCAGACCGCAGAGAGGACCATCAAGACGGAGGCGATCATCCAGAACGGGTTCATGGCGTGTCGACCACGTGCTTGTGGTTGTCGCGGACGTCGTGCATCAGGTCCCAAAGGACGTGGCCAAGCTCGTGCCAGACCAGGTACCGCTTTCGCCGAATGGTCGCGTTCTTCCGGACCGAGATGACGGCGTGGTCGGTGTCGTAATCCCACGTCGCGTCCGCGTAGGTGCCGTCCCCGTTCGACAGCGCCTCGTGCGTCGGCGACACCTGGCGGACCGCCACGAGTAACCCCGGGATGATAATCGCTTTTGGGATACGGAAGGCCTTGACCTTCACAACCTTATCCCTAAATTACGCACTGCGGAGAACCTCCAAGCTCTAAGTACCGCGCGAGCCACCGCTCCTTCGCGTAGAACCAGGACCACGGCTTGATTTCGGGCTCGTTACCAACGAGGACGCCGCCACGAACGAGCCTGTCATCTTGCACGCTGCCGGACATCAAATCGCGCATCTCAATCTGGACGATCAACTCGTCCGCCCGCTTGACGCTCGAGGGCATCTCAAGCTTGAGGTCGAACCTCTGCCGGATAGCCTTGTCAACCGCCACCTCGATAGGTTTGTAACCCTTCATGCCCGCGCTACACTTGAGCGGGCGCGGAATGTCCACGACATACGCCTCGCTGGCGTCGTGGAACAGGCCCTCTATGGCGTCAGCCGGATCACACATCTCGCTCACGTGAACGGAGTGCTGAGCGACAGAATATGGCGCATAGGTGTGCCCGGCGAAGCGGTTCTGGCAGGCGAGTGCGTGCGCGATGTCGACCAGGAAGATGTCCTCCGGCCTCGGGTCGGTGACCCAGAACTTGCGTCCGCTGTGAAGCCGCATAAAGTATCCCGAGCGCCCAGCCGCTTGCTTTACTTCGTCAACCTTCGACTTCATGTCTTGACCTTCACGAATTTCCACCCTCGCGCCTGCGCGAGCCTATCGCGGCGCTTTCGAGTGTACGCAACGTCCAGCGCTAGATGACGCGCGCAGCATTTCGCGCCAGGCGCGGCCGGCTGTGTGCAGTGACGGCAGTACCCGAGGAGCACGCGGTAGTCTCGACGGGCCTGCAGTGACGGTGACGTCATGTCTCGACGGTCATGCCCGCGTCCCAGCGGCCGCTGATCAGCCTGGGGCGGACGTGGATCACCGGCTGGCCCAGCGCGACGGGGCTCAGGCCCGCCTCTGAGATGTACGTCCGCCTGCCGTTCACGTAGCCCTTCGTCCAGCCGCCAGTCCCGACGATCTTGACCGTCATGTGGGTCAGCTTGTCGCCGCGCTCCGGGAAGATCATGCGGTCGGTCTCCGCCGCCGCCTTCTTCGTCTGGTGACCCATCAGGAGGAGGTCAGCGTGGAAGTTCGGCACCAGGCGCCAGAGCTGGTTGAGCGGGCCCCACGGGAACGTGCTCGACCCCTTGCCGTGGAACACGACGATGTGGAAGTGGTGGCCGCCCGGCCAGGTGAGCCGGACGAAGCCGAACTCATCGAGGTACTTCGCCTTGAGCCGCTTCGAGAGGTACACGTCGGAGTCCATCGTCAGGTCGGCGTTGTCCCGGCTCCTGCCGATGATCACCGGGTGGTGGTGGTGGCCCTGCGTCAGCCCGATCCACTTCCCCGTCGTCGGCTCGAGGAGCCTCTCGTAGAGGTCGTCCACCAGACCCTTCGACGCGTCCGCGATCACCTTCTTCGCGGTGTCGTACAGCCGCGCGTCGGCGAGCCGCGCCCGGTTGCTCGGCGAGGCGAAGTCGATGTAGTCACCCATCCCCGCGAAGAGTGGGTTGGGTTGAATCAGACAGCTCTTCAAGTGACGCGTCAAGTGCTCGTAGGCGAGGTCCTCTTCGTCGCCGGCCCACTGAATGTCACCTAACGGACAGATGGTGACCGGTGTCGTCTCAGTCTTGAACGCTGGGTGCCGATAGATCTCCAAGTCGCGCCTCCGGGATGGCTGGTGAACTCAAAAAACTCGGTGCGCTGCCTCTTGGATAGAGTATCCTGTGAGGAATTACTGCGAGGCGCCTCGCGGCATATTCTTGCGCGCTGCAGCGCGACGCCGAGGCGGTTGCTCCGAGTCGTCCGGATCGTCCGCGAGCGCGGCCTTCAGCTTCGTCTCGTACCCGCGGAGCATCTCCACGACAACCGAGCGCGCTGCCTTCTCTGCGTCTGCGTACTGCCCGTAGCTGGAGCCGTCGGCGTTCTGACTTCCGAAGCCCGGACCGCCGCCGGGCCCACCACCATCGGGTGACTGCTCACCTGGGGCAGGAGGCATCGGACCGCCGGGGAACCCGGGAGGCGCCGGCGGCTTCTCGCCGAGCTTCTGACCCCTGTAGTAATACTCGTTGAGCGTCGGCTTGTCGTCTTCGGGGTCCATACCCAGCTTCTCACGGGCCTGGTTCGGCGTCATCCACCCGGTCTCCACTCCGGCCTTCGACTCCTCGAGCTCCTCCTGGAGGCTCACGATGTCTAGCTCCGCGAGCTTCAGGCGGAACTCGTCCGTCTTGATCCCGATCTTCGGGTCGAAGAGCGTCGTGCGCAGGCGGTCCTCGATCATGTGCTGGATCGGCTCGATGGCGCCGACCTTGTACGCCTTCAGCATCTCGGGCGCCGCGTTGCCGCCCAAGCTCCCCGTCTCCGCCCACCCGATGCGGTACGGCGGGACGGCGTGGACGATGAGGATCTCCTTGACCAAGTCCCCGCGCCGGAACCTGAAGTGCCCCTCGCGGAGCAGCTCGCCGAGCTTCTCGACGCTGACCTCGGTGCTCTCGTCGCCCGCGGTCAGGATGTTCGTGTGTCCGCGCCCGGCGAACTCCCGGATCTGCTGCTCGACCTGCTCCTTCATGTCCCTGGCCATCTCTATCCCGGCGGCCTTGAAGTGCATGTGGTAGTCGACCTGGCCGCCGGACGCGAACCACGAGACGTTGAACTCCCGGATGGCGCCGAGCTCGGCGATCGTCGCGATGGACGAGACCCACTTCGGGAGGCCATACCAGAGGGAGCGCGGCGTGTACGTCTTGAAGATGATGAGCTCGGACGCGACGTAAGCGTCGTCCATCTCATCGGCCTGCTTTCGGTCCTTGCTCTTCCCCTTCGTCCACTCGAAGACCTCGCCGGTCTCGTTGTTGATCGTGCACTCGGCGCCGAACTTCTTGAAGTACCGGACGCGACCGGCGCGGATCTGGACCCACTTGCGGGGGTCGAGCGAGGCCCGAATCGTGTGCGACGGGATGGGGTAGATGGCGGCGACCTTCCCGTGCTTGCCGGGCTCGCCGTCGTTGTCCACGCGCACGACCTCCCAGACGCCCCAGCCTATCGCCTCCGTCTCCCAAGCGGCCTGGGTGAGGAGCTCGGTAAACGAGAGCTCCGGGGTGAGGTCCTCCATTATGACCCTCAGCTGCTCCGGGACCTCTGACTCGATGAGGCTCTCGTCGGACTCCTTGCCCTCACGTGGCTCGAACGCCCAACCGCGACCACAGGCGTCGACCGACTTGGCTGCGAGGCACGCGGCGTGGAACGTGTTCTCCTCCGTGAGGTTCAGGAGGCGCTCAGGTGGGAGCGGCGGCTCGAGCGCGATCCCCTGGACGTAGAACGTCGTGAAGGGGTCGCGGAGCTGCCGGGACGGCGGCGGCTCGTTGCCGCCCTCGGCCTTGGACACGTTGACGACGGAGACGTTACTCTCGTCCTTCGACGACACGCCCCAATGCGTGATGTTCGCGCGCGCAGCGCGCTCTCTCGGGCTCTCGGAGAGGTAGGTGAAGGCGGACTCCGACGCGGGCTCCAGCTGCCCCTTACTCGCCACGGCGGCCTTCTCTATGGCTTTGCGCTGGCGCTTCGTACCATACAACCAAGAGTCCCGGGCCATGCGTTCCCCTCTCAACTCACTCGGGCGTGGGCCAGTTCGTGCGGTCCAGCAGGAAGTGCCGGTCCTCCCGGTGCGCCTCCAGCAGATCTATGACGATAGTCGCGGTGGGTCCGATGATGCCGCAGTGCCCGCGCTCGCTGAGCTCCTGGCAGACCTTGAACAGCCGGGTGCCCTTCGGCACAGACTTGGCGACTCGGACGTCAACCATGAGCCACTCGCCCACGCGCGTCGGGCCCATGATGGGGCCCGGATCGACGGCGAGCTCCGGCGGCGTGATCACGCCCTCGGGGAGAGCGAGCCCGCCACCGTCGCGCACGACCTTGCCCTTCTCGTCAACGATGAACCTTCCACGAACGTCGCGGTGGGGCGGCATCATAAACTTATTCTACCATCGTTTTTGGCATCTGGCCTAGTCCGCGCCACGCCACCCGGCACGCACGACACTCCGCGCGGTGCGTGACGTCGTCGACGTCGTGAGCGACCCGCGACTCCGCCCGCTTGACGTACTGGGTATCCGGCCCCTCGCGCGGGTCGCGATACTTCTCCATCCCCGCCTCCATCCTCGAGGTGGACAGTGTCCACCCCGTGGTCATGGGCGCGAACCCGCGCAGCATGCGGTCCAGGAGCCAGGTGACCGCCTGGCTGGACGAGTCGACCCAGTCGTCGTGCGCGCCGTTCGGGAAGACGCGGAACTCCTCGATGTACTGCTCGACCCACCCAGCTATAGACGGGTCCGGCAGCCAGATGTTCCCGGCCTCACAGTACGGCTGCATCGCCGACGCGCGCGACTCCTTGCCGCCGCGCGGCTCGACGGCGATCAACCCGGGGACCGTGTGCTGGAGGTCCTCGACGACCGCGGTCCCGTTGGCTTTGTCCTCGACCAGCTTCGCGTGGATCGTCGGCCACAGCGCCGAGCAGCTCTTCACCGCGGCCTTCGACGCGCTGAAACCGAGCTGATCGTGGACCGTGTGCGGGAGGAGGTAGAAGTCGGCGCCCTTGCGCACCCACCCCGTGCCCGCGACGAAGTCGGACGACTTCAGGTCCTTGAACGCCATGTCCCAGCTCCAGCACTTGTCGTCCGCCGCCGCGATCAGCATCTCCGGCACGACGTTGTAGAACTTCCACCACCCGCGCTTGAACATCCCGCCCTCGGAGGGCGCCGGCCGCTGCTGGTACTGGCCCGCGTAGACGTACGTCGACAGGCGCGGCGGCTTCTGCTCCCGCTCTATCCGCTCGCGCGGGAATCGCTCCGGCCAGAGTAGCTCACCCTCCTCTGTGCGCGGGTCCTGCCAGCCGGCGCGAGCCGGGCCTCGCGCGACTTTCACGGGCCCGTCCGGTAGGCTGACCGTCGGCGGCTCGTACTCCTGCGGGAGGCAGAGGTGCGTGTAGCCGCCGCGCTCTATGACGTCGCCGGAGAGGTCCTTCTCGTGAAGGCGCTGCATGACGACGAGCCGCAGGGTCAGGCCCCGGCGGCCGGTCCTGGACTGCATCGTGACGTTCCACCAGTCGAGGACGGACTGCCGCGTCACGTCGGACGCGACCTCGTCCGCCTTGTGTGGGTCGTCGACGCCGACCAGGTCGCCGCCCTCTCCGGTCCCGAGTCCGCCCGGGGACGTCGCGATGCGGAACCCCTTCTTGTCCGTCTCGAACCTGACCTGGGCGTCCGCGTCCTCCGCGAGCTTGAACCTGCCTCCCCACCGGCGCTGATACCACTGGCTGATGATGAGGCGGTGCGTCTCGCGCGAGTCACGCATGGCGAAGCTCTGGGAGTAGGACGCGTAGATAGAGCGAAACGCTGGGTCCCTGGTCCAGACCCACGCGGGGAGCATCACGCAGCAGAGGCACGACTTGCCGTGACGCGGAGGGATGTTGATCAGCAGCGCCTCGAATTCCCGCTCGTAGAGTGCCTGGAGGTGGTCGCAGACCGCCCCGACGTGCCAGTTGTCTTGAAGCGGCTCTCCCGGGACGACGATGGGCCACGCCTCTTGGACGAAGGTGTGGAGATTCTCCTCGCACGCGACCGTGACGAGAGCCTCTTCTTCCTCCAGCGTAACGGCCCCCGGCTCAGCCATTCGGAGTTACGTCGACGACCGTCGACTCCGCGAGCGCGCGTCGGCGCCGGACGAAGTCGAGCTGAGTCTTCTTCTCCTCTGGCGAGAGGCTAGACCAGAACGCGCGGGCGATGGCCACCGCGGGAGATTCCTGCGTGGTAATCTCGATCTCCTGTTTCGGCTTCCCATACCCGTATTCCAGGAGCTTGTTGAAGACGGACGGCTCGATCGTCCCCGTCTCCGCCTGCGCTATCAACCGAGCGACGACGACCTCGTTTCCGAGAGTGATCTCCTGCGCGATGGCGCGCACGAGCTTGGTGGCCTTGTTCGGCGTGCCCTTCGCGCGCCCGAACCCAGCGCGGCGACCGG